AGCATATTCTATAATCATTTTTACCACGTGCTTATCACAATGTTGTAAAGCACACTCGATAGGGTCACGATTCAAATAAAATATGTTCATGGTTTACCCTACTAAGTGAATTGAAATGATAGAGCCCATTCCGACCCAAGACACAAGTGCTGTGCAAAAGGCAGAATAAGCAGCGATAGAACAACCTGTTAACCAGGCTATAACTTTCACTCGGTTCATACATTATCTCCTTGAATGGCGTTTATGGAATCCTCAAGTTCTTGGAACTTTTCGGTACTTTCAAGCTTGTTCTTGAGCTTTGCATTTCTATTGATTTGGTCAAGAATAAGCTTATTCGACAAATTGGCCGAATACTTTAATTTCACAAAGGCACGATATCCTGCTTTTTCGTGAACAACTTTGAAATCAGTTCTTTGAACACCAACAAGGTTGACTCTTGATACAAGTAACTTTGTCGTTCTGTTAATGTCATTAGCTGTTGAAACATTTACATCACCAAGTTCAGAAGTAAAGTCTTTAAACATTGCTTCAACATGGGATGAAAAGTTTGATGCCAACTCTCGTTTAGCTGACAACATAGCCTTGTCAACAGCAAACTGAAAATCATTTGAAAATTCAGTTGCTACTGAATACAAGTTATCGTTATCACTCTCAAGTTTGTCATACCAATCTGGATAGTTTACTTGATCGCCTTGGTCACCACCACCAAACTCAGGTGCCTTAAACTCAAAGCCTGTGTCATACTTCATTGAACTACAACCAGAAGCAACCGCTAAAACTAGGGGGAGAATCAATAATTTCTTATTCATTTATCATCCTTTCCAATACTTTTAACATACTTGCCAGCTCTTTTTAAATCATCGCCAGCACCATCTACTGCACCGCCTATTGTGCCACATCCTGTCATTAGGAATAACACCGTAAATATAGCAGTAACACCAACTAATGTGTAATATACATTTTTCATAATCACCTCACGATTTGTGCTAATTGATAAACAGCTCGCCTTTTTAAGACGGGCACACTTTCTAAAAACCTACTTAATTCATCATGATTATACACTTCTTTTACCGAAATGTCAACCCCTAAGAAAAGAAATAATAACCTTTCATTGGAAATATCACGATTATCTGGTAATTTTGCCACCATTTTACTACCATCATCAGGTATTTTAAACTCATAACCTGGATGTTCAATTTCGGTTTCGTATATTTTTCTATATACATGACCTTCTTGATTGAAAACATATACTCTACCATATTGATTTGAAATACCAATGAAATTTATTTCTTGTTCTGCCTTAAAGAAATTATCACCGTAAATATAAAAAGATATATCATTTTCTACGGCTTCAACATCAGCATTAATTGTCACAATACAACTTGTCATACCTTCTCTTTTGATTGTTTCAATTTTAGTAGAAATAATACTTTTAATTACGCCTGTGACATTATTTACAAAATCTTTTGTCATATCACAATTAGGACCATCACAAGTTTGATATTCAATGATTTCTACAATTTCACCGACTTTATTCAAAATAGCGGCCTCTTTAGCCTTCTCTTCTGCTAAAGTGCAAGCAAGAGTTTCAGGTGTATTAGGGCCGTAATTATACTCTCCTATGCCTATAACTGGTTCAGCAAACACGGTTGAAGCAAAAAGAGAAAGTGCTAAAAGAGTTTTTTTCATTAGGCAACCTCTGTGGATTTTTCTTCGGTTTTATACTCAGCTGGCTGAGCCTTTAAATCTTTGAGAGTCTTTACTTGATTAGACACTTTTGGTCTAAACATTTTAGGTTTCGACACAATACCATCCCTAAATTTATAGGTTGAATTAGACGTACCTGCAATCATAAGACCTTGTCTAACAAGAGCTTGGCGGACACCTTCAACAACACCTCTACCGGCAGAGCGTTGGTTATCCCAATTATGTATACGATACGCAACTACTTTGCGTTTTGTTTCTGGTGTATCACCACGAACACTTGACACAATACCACCTACATTCACTTTAATGTGCCAAATGTAAGTTGATAGTCTATACATATGAATTTCATTAGCGAGAGAATTTTCAATCTCTTCAACAGAAAGTTCAACATAACCAAATGGTGCTGAAGTTCTTAACTTAGCTTTTTGTTCAAATAGAACTAGAAGCTTTTGATAAGGTTTGAATTTTAAGTTTTTCATGTAAATCTCCATAAATTTAATTTATAATACCATTATACGGGTAAAGTGCCGAATAGTCAAGCATTATCTCCTCATGTTTGCCTGATCTTTGGCTTCTTCATCAGTAAATATAGGCACAGCGTTGCTTTTATGCAACGTACCAATACCTTTCATATTACTACCAGTATAAACTTGATTGTCTTTTTTAAGAGCCACACCTGCACCTGAATTAAGAGAGGGTGGTCTATAAGTCTGCCTAGGAGGACAAACTGATGTATCAATGGGTGATTTTGTAGATACTAACTTAATCTTCTTTTGCTTGTTTTTTAAAAGCATTTTTCGGGTTGATTTTGACCATCTGTAACCTGTGTTTATTGTACCCATTAAAACTCCCAAATTGGTAGCGGCGGCAGGATTTGCACCTGCGATCTCTTGGTTATGAGCCAAGTGAGTTGCTACTTCTCCACACCGCAAATTCATAATAAAAAATAAAATGTTTGTTGAAGGCTCACCAAGACTAAGAATGTTGAGCCTCACGCAATCCCGCCCAACTGTAAATTCAACTTGTATTACTACTTCAACAAACAAAAAAAGGTTTCGTAGTTAGGTATTGTCTTGGCCTCTTAAGAAGGAGATTTTTCGTCCTCCGCCGACAACTTTTTATCTCAAACAGTTGTTACTAACACTATCTTGACAAGCTGGACAAAGTAGAAGCTTTATTATCAAGTAGGTCGTCCTTTTTCCACCTAACTACCGTTTCGATTTATCTGACTTGATATGCTTGATTTAAGACTTATAATCTTTTAGAACTATCTCAACTGTTAATACTATTCTATCACCCGGTTGCCCAATTGTCAACAGCTAATTTATGTTGTATTTTTGCAACATTACCCTTTGAGGAGGGTCTGATTTGATTCAATTATTTGACCATTTTCGTCAAATTTCATTTTTTGTAATTCTTGGAGTTCGTGTTCTAAGGCATTAACACCAGACCTAGATGTTGCAATCTGACCATAAATCTCCTGTATTCTTTGATTGGCCTGTGTTTTATTGGATACCGTACTCATTCTTTTCCTCTCTTTCTAATCTGTATGTGGATTTATCGTGATGTTTTACTTTATCATGTTTTGGTGGTCTGTTTGTTTTTTTAAATTTTGTGTGTTTTGATTTTAAGATTTTCCTACCTTCTTGCATCTTTACTCCTAAAAAAAATGTTCTAATGAATTATCTGATTTGTATTTTGAAATATTTTTAGTATTAAATTTTAAATCATCATAATTTAATTTAAATGGTATTTTTGTTGTTCGTATATACTTCTCCTCTCCTGGTTTTTTAATTTTCCATGATAAGTTGTTATCTTTTGGATAACTTTGATTCCAAGATTCCGTGCTTGTTTTAAGTAATTTTTTCCACTTTTTATTTGTTGGTAGAATATATCTAAATTGTTTACCTTTTACTCTCGATAATCCAAGTTTCTCTCTCTTATCAAAATCTGGCCTACTACCATAAGCTAAACCATCTTTCTTCTCTTGTATTGTTCGTGGATGTATTTTCTCACCAGACTTTGTAACGTAAGTATCAGTCCAAGAATACCCACCATAAAACATATTAAATGCTTGATAGACATAACCAACTTTACCAACTAAACCATCAGCCCATGTAAATAAGAATTTTAAATCTGGTCGTTTCTCTTTTAGCCATGAAAAGGCACATGATAACATTTGTGTTTCAGAGTTTCTTGGCATACTATCGTCCATACACATTTTACCAATCTCAAGATAGTCTTGCGTATCAAGTTCTGGGAATAATTTTTGTATTGTATGTTTTGGTCTTGTACCCCAACCAAAAGTAATTACACCAACAAGTTCATCTTCTACAAAATAACCACAAAAATATTTTGTAAGTCTAGGCATCACCGGTGAGTAATGTCTTTCTGATACAAAATTCATGGCATTGATCTTGTGTATCTCTTTAATCATAATATATTATCAATAACTCCATAAGACTTAGCTTGTTCTGATGTTAAATAAAAATCTGTTGGACTTAAAAATTTTTTAAGAAGTGATTTATCTAAACCAGCATTTGTTAATATATTATTTGTTCTGTGAGTAAGACTATCATTCTCTTTTACCCATGCTTTAGTTTCATGGTGTTTTGTTGAATCTAGGGCGGCCGAAAATTGATGACACATGAGGGAAGAATTTTTTCCTGCGTATCTTTTACCATTAGTACCGGATATCAATATGTAAAAAGCAGCTGACATTGATGAACCTACAGATACAGTTTTGAAATCGTGTATTGAAGATTGCATCAAGTCAATAACACCAAAGGCATCAACTAAAGTGCCACCATCGGAATTGATATAAAGTGTGAGTTCTTTTTTTGTTGTTTCAAGATTATGATACAATATCCATCTTATGATTTTTTCCATTGAATCGGTCGTAACATCACCTGATAAAAAGTGTATGTTCTTATCAAAGAATTTATTATCAATTTTTTCATCTATGTTCATTTCTTGTATACCATGAATAAGCCGTTTCCAATATATCAGATATATCATACTTTGGTTTGAAATCTAAAAGACTTTTCGCTGACTCTATATCGGCAACAAGTCTTGATGGGTCTCCTTGCCTTCTAGGACCAAATTTATATTGTATATCTATTCCTAATTTATCTTTAGCAAGATTAACTATCTCTAAGTTGGAATATCCTACACCAGTTCCTAGATTAAGTGTGGCAGATTGGTTTGATTTCCAGGTATTTAAATAATTCATAGCCGATAAATGAGCCTCGGCAACATCTGATACATGAACATAATCACGAATACAAGTGCCATCTTTTGTTTGATAATCATTACCATTTATTACGAAGTTATTTAGATTCTCAAAAAGTAATGGTATCATATGAGTTTCTGGTTGATGATCTTCACCCATCTCACCATCTGGGTCTGCACCAGCTAAATTAAAGAATCGAAAGATTGTATTGTTAATACCAGAATCACGAATCGCAGTTTCAGCTGCTATTTTAGAGTTTGCATATGGATTATTATATGAGATTGAGTCATTTTCGGTCAATAAATTTTCTTTTGGTTTATAAACACCTGCACTTGATGAATAGACTATGTTAGGTACATTATATTCTTTCATCATATCAATTAAATGTAATGTGGCTATAACATTGTCTTTCCAAAAATGTATTGGATAATTCCAAGACATACCAACTTCAATGCGACCTGCTAAGTGAAATACGGTGTTAATATCTTCTATAAAAAATTGATAAAGTGATTTAGGAAATTCAGCAATATCAGATTGTAATTCTTTGTGATAATATTTACAATTTGCTTTTACTCTATCTACACAATAAACCTCATGCCCTGCTTTATATAAAGTTTTAGCAAGATGTTTACCAAGATAACCTGCACCGCCTGTAACTAATACTTTTTTCACGAATCTCTTAAAGAAGTAATTGGTTTTTTAACTGGCCACCAAATATTGTGAGCCTCTTCATCATTCCAACGAATTGTAAATTGATTTGAATAATTATGATACGAGTCTAATTTGTAACTAAACACAGCATGGTCGGACATCACAACATGACCATTACCAAATTTTGGTGGTATTAGAACCTGTTTTCTATTTTTATCTGATAGTGTAACAGAGGTCCATTGTTTGTATTGTGTAGAGTCTGGATCATTGTTTAGAATAACAAGGTAAATAGTACCATATAAACATGAAACAAGTTTAGTGGTACAATCGTCACCATGAATACCACGCAAAACGTGTTTTCTTGATGAACTTATACTATCAACAACCCAATCTTTTCTTACTATACTATCTTCATATACTTTTTTATTCCAAGACTCTACATTGTGTCCTCTAAAATCTTCATATATGAGTGGGGGTGTAAGTACAAAAACATTATTTAATTCTGTGAAATCAATTTGCATATTATTTTTAAATTTCCATAACGACATTAATATTACTCTATGATTGATATTCCTGGTGCAACTCTAGCTAGAGTTGTGGTTTCTTCTTTCCATGGAAAATGTATCGTATCATACTTTTCTTTTTGTTTTTTATTACCTTTTATGAAAAAGTCTTTATTAACAGAATTTGGATTTGAATCTCCTTTACCAGTATTATTATCTAAACGATAACATAATGTATGTTTGTTAGTACACTCAAAGTTAGGAAAGTTTGATTTCAGGTTGTGGAAAAATTGTCTATCTGCACCCCATTGTCCATACCAAGTGTGACCAATATGAGTAGCAACATCACGGTTAATAATAAAAGATGAGGTATCAATGTGATGTGTTTTATCGTTAAAATATACAGGCCAGATACCAAGTGATTCACAGTTATCTTCACATATGAAATTGCCTTTTTGATCATAGATTTTGCGTAATGAATAAGCCCATTGATTTCCATTTTTTAATTTCTCCACTAATTTTTTAACGTGATCTGGTTCAAACCAATTATCTTCATCAAGATAACATATTGCATCAGCATTTACAAGAAAAGAACAAGCTGCATATACTCTATGCCCATACCAACCTTTACCAATATTTTCTTCTAATGTAACTGTTTTAATAGGTACATTCTTATCTTCAAATGGTTTTAAAGTTCCTGAGCCAGTTTTTAGGTCTAGTTGATTTCTAACATCACACCCATATTCTTCACCATCTATAAAAACATAATGTACTATATCTTTATATGATTGATTTTGAACAGAGAGTAGACATTTTGTTAAAGTTTCCTGACCTATTGATGGTGTAACTATAGCTACTTTCATAATCTAACATTCTCCACTAATTCTGTTGAATTCCATTTATTCAGAAATTTCTCTACTATTCTTGATGATGAATTTTTTTTATCATCACCACCGATACCATAAACAAACTCAATACCTTTTACTTTCAATTCTCTGTTGTTTGATTGGTTACGGTCACCACCATTTGCAAACACAATATTACACTCTGAATAGTATTCTTTCACTTGTTCAAGTAAATCACAAGCACTATCATCATCATCATTAAATTTTATTATACCTTGTACATATTGAATACTTTGTATAATTTCTTCACGTTCTTCATATGGCATAAAGACATAACCTTTTTTTCTTTCTAGCCATTCATCAGAGTTAATACCAACAATCAAATGATCTCCTAATGAAGATGCTTCTTTTAACAATGATATGTGTCCAGAATGAATAGGGTCAAAACCACCTGATACTACAACTACTTTCATATCTTTAAATCAGGAAAAACTTCTTTTACTAATTTTGATGTAAGGTATCTAACTTTTAAATCTTTTGCAAACATATTTACAAATAATCTAGCCTCATCAGCGTGTAAAGCTTCAAGTATCACAACTAATAATTTTCTTTGTTTCTCTACTGTAAGTCCTTCAGCCTTTGAGGGATGATTTTTTATAAATCTATACAGTTTCGGCACTTCAAGATTTAAGTAAGTGTAATTAAGACCTGCCGGTTCTAAAGCCGGTCGGTATGTGTTGGGTAATGCTTCAATATCAAATTGAACATCTTTGTTGAATGACAATTCTAAAAATGTAGTAAAAGCTTTTTCACTATGTTTTTTTAAAAATTGAACACGCTCTTTTCTTGATGGTAGTTGTTCAAACTCATCAAATATTTCGGAATATAATTTTTCAGCTGGCATATTAAAACTCGTCTATAACCTCAAGTAAATTCTTGAGTCGTTTGTTAATCATATAATTCATAAAGACCTGTTTCGTCTTTCCTTTTACAGTATCATAACTATGTAGTATTTCCTCCTTGAGCTTCTCAGGTACTTTTGATAAATCAATCAAAGTTTCATTTCTAACATAATTACGGTACATATCCTCATTACAAAAATCTTTTGGTTTTTCATTCAACCATTTTATGATGTTTTTATTTGTGATTGGTTTTTGACGACCACCTGTTACAAATACATCATCAGGCGACATAATGTTTGGTATACCATCACCTTTATCACCACGAATAATAAGTTGTTTCAATTGTAATGATGGTAAATCTTCTTTCACATATTTTTTCAATATTGGTGAATACTGTTCTACGTTTTTAAATTTCTGTAGTTGTGCAAAATCTTTATCACTTGAAAGTATCATTATCTTTTCATTAGACGAATACTTTGTTGTAATTGTTGCAATAATATCATCAGCTTCACAGGTACTAACTTCTATGACTTTATAAGGAGAATGAGTTTTTAATTCATCACGAATCTTATTCAGACATTCAAAGATTGAATTCCAATCATGGCCTGATGTTTCTCTCACTTTCTTCCTAGAAGCTTTGTAATTGGGAAATATATCTTTACGCCAATAGTTTCTATTATCACAGGCAAGTATAACTTCAGGACCATATGTGTTCTTGAACTTCTTAACATAAGTTCTAATTGTATTTAATATCATATGACGAACTAAATCTTCCTGTACTTCTGTTTTAGAGTACCCGATTTGTTCCATCAAATTAGATATTGCGACTTGGTTATAATCAAATATTATCATAGTATCTTTATCCTAACACTACTTTTCTTTTTAGTCAAGCTTTTAATCTTTTCACAACACTCTTTTACCGAATTAAAATAGGCAATCATCTTTTTTCTTTTAGTTCTTGTTGTGTGGCCATAGGCCTCTTTAATTTGTGGGTCATCCGATTCAAGTGATTCTACCCATTCTTTCATTTCTTCATCTGCCCATTTTACTATAAATCTCAAGTGCATTGGCTTAAACTGATGTTTTACTATATTTGCCATTGGTGATGGTTTATCTTTAAAATCAGATAACATAATCTCATCAACTTGTTCTTCTAACTCAGATATACATTTGTCTGCCTTCTCACGAAGCCTATCTTGAATATTGACTTTTGGTTTTTCTCTTACAGGTGGTGGGTTGTCTTTTATCTTTTGTAATATCTCAGACACTTTTTCATCATAAAATACCTGTATATCTTCAGGTAACTTAATTTTTTTATGTTCATCTAATAAAGCACAAACATGACCAAATTTAGGTATCATTGTTGAAGCTTGTTCAGAAGCATCAGCTTTATACTTTTTCTTTAGATGTTTGCGGATCTTAGCATATGAACCTTTTGTTGATAAATTCAGTTCATAAACTTGTAAAAGATTTCTAATTCGTTTCTCGTCAGTTAACTTTGCCATAATTATTTCTCTTGTTTACCAAGGTATATAGAACACTATAACATAAATACTTATCTGATGTAGGCAGATTTGATATATCTGTCATGCTATTATTATGACATTATAATTAATTCGTTATAACTTGTCAACGAAAATAGGGTAAAGATAGCATGATAGATCCAATCACGGCTTTGTCCTTGGCTTCTGCCGCCTTTACTGGTGTTAAAAAGGCAGTACAGCTAGGCAAAGATGTAGAGGACATATATGGTGCCCTGAGCAAATGGGCGGGTCATATATCAGATGTAACAGAACACATGAATCAGAACGAACCAAAGAAACCTGGTTTGTTTGAAAAAATAGGTTTTAGTAAATCGGAGACACAAGAAGCATTTGACCATTTAATAGCTAAAAAGAAAATAAAAGATATGGAGGATCAAATCCGCCATATGTTTACATGGGGCGAACTCCATCATTTGGGCTTAGATGGCTATAGGGATTTTATAAAACGTAGAAGAGAGATAAAGGCACAAAGAGAAAAACAAATATACGAACAAATGAGAAGAAGGAAAGCGTTTTTTACTTTAATTAAAAATATATGTATCGGCGCCGTACTAATAATATTTTCAATATGGATTATGTGGTTTATGATTGACTTAATTGCTAATGCTCCAGGAATGAAAGGAAAAGAGGATGGTAAGAGCCAAATCAACAACACAAGGGAAGAGATTACAACCAGGATCAGTATTAGAAAAATATGATATTGATGATGATGGTGAAATAACAGATAGTGAAATAAAAGATATAAAAGAGATTGAAGAAATAGAAAGATTAAATAGAAGGCAAAGGCATCAAAGAATGATGGCATGGTATTCTCTAATTGGTATGATAAGTTACCCTGCCTGTATAATGTTTTGCGAATGGGTTGGACTAATTAAATCAGCTGACCTTTTGGCTACAATGGCACCAACATACTTTATAGCCGCAGCTGGTGTTGCAGGTGCATTTATGGGTATTACTGCTTGGATGGATAAGAAAAAGTGAAAAAATTAAAAGATTTTAAAAAAGAAATTAAACAAAGAAATTTAGTGCATCTAAATGCTCCTAAATCTGGTGCAGGTAAACACTCTGATCAAAAAAGAAAAATGAAACAGGGATATCAAAAGCATAAAGGAAATATGTATGGGTGAAAACTTTAGACAATTAAATCAACAAACCTTTGGTCGACCAGAAGGTTTTAGTTATCCACTTGGATTAAATACTTCTTTAGCGGGTGGTGTTGCAGCTGCAAATGCAGCCACAAATTCTACTGGCGGTGTTCAAACAGTTAATGGTTCTATTGCTGTTCACACTTTTGATAGTTCAAGCACTTTTGTTCCTAAATTTGATGGGTTTGTTAATTATCTTGTAGTTGGCGGAGGTGGTGGAGGTGCAGGTAACTTAGGTGGTGGTGGAGGTGCAGGTGGTGTAAGACAAGGTATACTTTATGTAACAGAAGATACAACATATAATGTTTCTGTTGGCGGTGGTGGGGCTGGCGGAACAACTCCTAATGATGGAACAAATGGTGCAAACGGAACAAATTCTATGTTTGCAACTATTAGTTCATCAGGTGGAGGATATGGTGCTGAAGGAGGTGGTGGTACTCCAAACTCTCAAAACGGAGGTTTAGGTGGTTCAGGTGGAGGTGCAGGAGGATTTAGCTCTACTAGACAAGGTGGTTTAGGTAATAAAGGTCTTATTTTTCCAGTAGAGGGTCATGATGGTGGTAATGGCGATGCAACAGGCGGACCTTCTGGAGCTGGTGGTGGAGGCGGAGGTGCTGGAGGTGTAGGCGGCGCTAGTTTTGGAAACCCAACAAAAGTAGGTATCTCAGCTGGTGGTGCAGGAGTAAATTCAAGTATAGATTTCACTACTACTGCTTACGGTGGTGGAGGTGGCGGAGGAGTTGGAGCAGATTTTCCTAGTGGAAATCCCATGACGCCATTAGGCGGAGCCGGTGGTGGCGGTGGTGGAGGATATGCTAGTACACCAGGTGTTGCAGGCACTACGAATCGTGGTGGCGGCGGAGGTGGTGGAGGATATCCTGGTTCTGCTGGAGGTGCAGGCGGCTCAGGACGAATTATTATAAGTTACAATTTTACACAGGGTACTGGAACTGCAAACAGTTTTCCAGGTTCTACTGGCGGTACAAAAACAACATCAAATGCTTATGCTGTTCATAAATTTACATCATCTGGAACTTTTGTTCCCGATTTTACTGGAGAACTTGAAGCTTTAATTATTGCAGGAGGTGGCGGTAGTGGAAATGGTAATGGAGGTGGCGGTGGTGCAGGTGGTGTATTATTAAGACAAGGAATTTCAGTTACAGATGGAGTATCATATACTGTAACAGTTGGTGATGGGGGAGCAGGTGCTTCTCCTGGTACATCTTCAGCTACTGGTGCAAACGGAAGTAATTCGGGTTTTGCCACACACTTTGCTCAAGGTGGTGGAGGTGGTGGGGGTGGTTATAATGTAGGTACTCACGGAAATGGTCAAAGCGGTGGTTCTGGAGGTGGTGCAGGTTATAATGGTCCTCTTGTTGGCGGTCTTGGTACTGATTTTCAAGGTTCTAAAGGTGCTAATGCTCCGGCTTCTGATCGACCTGCTGGTGGAGGTGGTGCAACTCAAATAGGTCAAGAAGGTTCATCTGGTACGGGTGGAAAAGGTGGCGATGGATTCTATTCTAATTTTGAAGATGAAGCTACTACTGTTGCTTATGCAGGTGGTGGCGGAGGTGGAGGTGCTACACCTGGAGCAGGAGGTATAGGAGGTGGCGGTAATGGGGGAGCTGCTGGCACAGCAAATCGTGGTGGTGGAGGCGGAGGCGGTGCGCCTAATGCTGTTGGCCATGATGGCGGTTCAGGTGTTGTAATTGTAAGATATCCAAAATTAAATCAACCAGGAATTATAGCACAAGGTGCTTCATCAACTGGTGGAACTATAACTAATCCAGGTGATGGTTATAGAGTGCATACTTTCTCTGATACCGGTTCAGCAACATTTACACCTTCAGAAGATATGGAAGTAGATTATCTAATTGTAGGTGGTGCAGGTGGTGGAGGCGGTAATTATAACGGTGGAGGTGGTGGCGCCGGCGGATTAGTTTATAGAGAACAACAATCAGTAACAGGCGGCCAAGGATACCCAGTTGTTGTCGGTGCCGGTGGAGCTGCAGGAAACGGACCTTCTGCTGGTGCTAACGGGTCAAACTCTACTGCATTTTCAGTAACAGCACTCGGAGGTGGAGGCGGTGGTTTATACACAGGACCTGGAGGTCAAGGCGGTGGTTCTGGAGGTGGTGGTGTTGGAGGACCAGATGCCTCAAGACCTGGAGCGGTTGCAGGATTAAGTCAACAATCTGCCACAGGAATTGGAGGATCAGGTAGTCCAGGTGGTACAGGAGTTATAACATCATGGGGTGCTTCAGGTGGCGGAGGCGGTGCTGGTAACAAAGGATTTTCTGGTGTGGGCGCAGGATTCCAAGGTGGCGGCGGTGATGGTCTTGCTTTCAACATATCAGGAAATATGGTAGGTTATGCTGGTGGCGGAGGTGCTGGTTCAACACCGAATGGTGTTATCGGAGGAGAAGGTGGTTTTGGAGGCGGAGCTAACGGCGCCTCTCAAGCTGTAGCTACAGATGCAGCTGCAAATCGAGGTGGTGGAGGTGGGGGTGGTTATACACCAGCTGCACCTGGAGGGGCATCAGCTGGAGGTTCAGGTATTGTGATTATAAGATATAAACAAAATAAAGTTGATAGTGCTACTTTAAAATATGATATTAGTGGTTCAACGGGAGGTCCAGTATAATTAAAAAATTTTTTCTACTTCTCATAGTATTAAGTTTTAGTGTAAATGCCGTACCACCACCAAGAGGTATAGACCCAGTTGAAGCTAAAAAAAGAGAACGTAAACAAAGAATTGAAAGAGAAAAATCTCGTAAAGATGATATGTGGTGTTATATTAAACAAAAGAAAAAATTGTCTGATGGTGGGTTTCAATGTATATATACTTGTCCAGTAAAATGGAAAAAAGGTAAACGAGGTGAACCTATAATAGAAAGCAATAACGTAGGACCAGGATTTAGTTGTCCTAGTTCTATGAACGTCCTAAGGAGAGGAAGATGAATAGCTTATACAGACTTTTATACATATTGTTGATGGCAACATGGTTTTCTTTATTCGTGTTAATTTTTACTCACACGCAAGTTCTCGCTGATGAATCAGTAGAAGATGAGCAACAAGAGAGAACATCAGGAGGTGGAGCGTGCGGTGGTTAGATTGGGAAAAAGACTCTAAAAAACAAACGGGTGGTTCAGAATGGCGACCAATTTTAAAATTTTGGATAATTGTTGGTATTCTAATATGTGTATTATTAGTAGCAACAGCATTTGCCTTTGCACCATTTAAAATTAGTTAGTAGGAAAAATAATGTTTAGTAAATTACTATCAAGAAATAAAAAAGAAGAAAAATCTGATGCTGATGCGTTAATCGACTTTGCTGATGCAAGCACAACTGATAAGACACCAGACCCATTTCATGTAACTGAGGCGGCTGCAGATAAAATAAAATCATTAGTGAAAGAAGAACCAAAAGCTACCGGTCTAAGAATATTTGTCCAAGGTGGTGGTTGTTCTGGATTTCAATATGGTTTTGCGTTTGCTGAAGAATTAGATGCTGATGATACTAATGTTGAAGCTCATGGTGCGAGTGTGGTTGTTGATGCAATGAGTTATCAATATGTGATGGGTGCTGAAATAGATTATAAAGATGATTTACAAGGGTCAACTTTTGTAATTCGCAACCCACAAGCAACAGCTACTTGTGGATGTGGTTCAAGTTTTGCATATGGTTAAAGTCCATTTGGTACTATTACATAGTGAATAGTTAAAACAACACCAACAGAAGTTCCTAGACCAATCATCATTTTCATAAAGTCTTTGCCTATCATAGGAAAGACCGTTTTAAACTTGCCGTTACCTAACATATAAGCTATACCAAGTTCACGACCACATAATAATCCTACAAAGACCCATGTTGTTGACATGGGTATGTCATTGAGTTCTTTGAAGAACCATAATAAAATGAAATAAACACCATCAATAATTGTTGCACTCCTTACATATCTTGTATTTGTTTTTTCTAATACTATTCTTTGAATCTTACCACCACCTTCATAGAACATAAACCCTAGACCGCCTACAAATATAACTGATATAGCAATCATCATATCCCATGGTATTTCTCTTGGTAAGAATACTGCAATATTGGCCATGTCGTGACCAAGCCATGTAAACCACAGAAAACCAGTAGTAAACCATTGTGCTATTCGCCAATAATTTTTATTCTCTTCTTTTATCGGATCATTCTTTTCATCTAAGAATTTTGCTATCATAATCCAAATGATATATGCTGATATAGCTGCAATTGCATAACCCATGATAGATTTCACTAGCATCTTTTCTAATACAAATGTAGATGCAAATGCTGATAGAACAAGGAAACTTGTACTAACTGGAACACCAAATCTTGTGAGAATGAGTAAGAGACCTGGAGCCATGGCATGATACCATTGAAT